CACCTACTTTAACTGTGTTAGAGTAGTGATAGAATGAATCTCGCTTGTAATGTCTGCGGGCATACTTGAGAGTCTTGTCTAGCAAATCATCACGAACGAAATGGTCATAGATTGAAAGCCCGTCATCATTCTTAGTATAGTTGATGCGAGTCTTCATCATTGTAGGAAACCATTGATTAGCCGCATTACCAACAACGCTAGTGTTACGAATTATATCTTTCTCACCAGTCAGTTCATCGACTTGTTCGAATTCATGAACGGGAAAGCCATACATTTCTCGAAATTGCTTTCGAATTTCGTCTTCGTCCCAACCAACCCTTGGAGGTTGATTAAGATTATCCCACGCATGAACAACCGCTTTACGCAAGTCAATAAACCATTGCTTGAATTCATCATCCGTCATCCATTGAATTTGTTCAAACGTCTTGTTTGTTTCGTGATTTAACAGCCAATCGTTTCGTTCATAAAAATGTTTCATAGGTCCCATTCACAGTTCGCATACCATATCGATTCATATACACTTTTGCTTCGTTTAAATTCTTCAAAAAAGAATGTCATGAATTCTAGTTCAAGTCCACACTCTTTAGCCCATTCAAGTGATGCAATAAAGTCTTTTGCAGTCTTAATATCATCTTCATTCATCGGAGTATTCTCTTCCACACTCAAATGCGGCTTGAAGCCATTCAATCATGCGTTCACGTTTAATATAGTCTAACGCTTGAAACTCATCATGAAATCTTTCGAGCCTTAAGCAATATCCTTCTATCTCTTTAAAGTAGTCTTCAAATTTTTCGTATTTGTATTTCATAGAAAATCGTATGTCTTCTCAAAAATTTCTTTGTCGCAAATATACAGTTCGCCATCGATGCCTTTCATCAGATAGTCGCCTGCTTTACCTTGCTTGTAATTTCCTTCGAGTGTATTAACTCGAAATTCTTCTTCAATCTGTTTTGCTTGAACAACAATGGGTCGCTTCATGCAATTACTCATGTTGTCAACAGATTCAAACGTGTCAAAAACTTTCATTTTAAAACTCCTATAATCATTCCTATCATCGGTATGATGACAAGTAACAGTCCAAATATCACTATAGCGAATAAAATTAGACTAATTGCTTTACTGATATATTGCATTTATTTAGGAAATCTATTCCGTCATTGTTGCGATATGCTTCACCATAGAAGACTTCTTGTATACCGCTTTGATATATCATTTTAGCACATTCTAAGCATGGAGCGCAAGTGATAAACATACTTGCACCATCACCACTTTCGGTAGACCTAGCCAACTTTGCGATTGCGTTTGATTCTGCGTGTAGAACCTCAGGCTTTGTTTTTAGGGTAGGACCGTCACCTTGCAAATAAGGAAGTGTTGGAGTTATTACGTCTTCGCATTCGTTAGTCCATCCACTTGGCATACCATTGTACCCAATGGAAATGATGCGGTTGTCTTTTACAACAACCGCACCCACCTGCTTTCGCTTTGCGGTGCTGAGTTCTGCAAAGACCTTTGCGGTCTTCATGTATGCACCGAGGTATTTTTCTTTAATCATATTACTGTATTTTCACTAACAACGTAAACTTTCCAATTTGGATGTTTTTTTGATAAACTTTCTGCCTTTTGAAGAAGATGGTCTTTGCTTTTACTTTTATCTTTCACAAAAGTTTTGTCTTTAGTTTTAACAACGATTTTATATTTCATTTTAATGAATATTCATCTAAAAGTTGTTTTTGATAAAATCGTTTTTCTTGAATTGTTTTTTCTTTGAATGTTTTTCTAGGATTAGAACACATTATACAACTAGGATCGCCACAATTTAAAGCATGGTGTTTTACGAATCGATGTGCTTCTTTTACATCTAAACCATGAGACTTTGCAATCTTTACTTGTTTTCGAATTGCATGTTCATCTCTCATGATGCGTTTACCATGTTTCTCTCTGTCAATATCATTGCTCATATTATCTCCTTTAAATTAAGCAATTAGATTAAGCGACATTCCAGATCAATGCTCCTTTCGTTCCGTTTGCTTTTACAAATTCCCATAACTTTGCATCATAATACTTTTCACTAGGATATGGGGGCGCATACTGCTCTTCGATTGCTTGATCATATTTGTATGGCGACCTCATTACTTCTGCACGACCTTTTTCATAGTCACTCATCTTGTGACCAATCTCAACCGCAAACGCAGGCACATCAGGAAATGCTAATTGCAATCCACGATTAAGTGTTCCGCTTGATGCGACTGTCCAGATTTGTGTAGGTTTGATTTTTAATGATCGTGCGACTTTGATGATTGATCCTAAGACGGTTGGGTGTTCAAGACCAAGAGGCAATACTCTACGACTAACAGTATCTTCTTCGTAGTATTTCCTAGCCTTTGCTTTGGTTACATTCAACATACCATTTGCTACCCAATGAATAGTGCCGCCCATGTTTAAAACTTGTTGTTGATGCCAAGTTGGTGCAGCACGTTTAGCCATGAAAAACGTTGCTTTCTTTCCATATTTATTACAAACGTGTGTTAGAGAAATAGGTCCCCATCCAACTTTGTTTGCACCACCGAAAACCCATTCATCACCCTCCGTGCTTACAAGATAGTCAATGAATCTTGCTTTACTTCCATAACCTAACTTATCATCACGAACAACATGAAACCCGTTATGTTCTTCTACTACTGGAGGCGGATAAGGGTCTTCCCATCCTTTAATTGTATCAAGATATTCTTCAGGTGTCAATAAGTTTAGCATGTAATTTTTCCTCTGTCACTATGTCTACGACAAGATGAATACGTTCTTCATCGCCGCCGTTTACTGCCATATGTGCTTTGCGTGTATCTAGAAACCAGCACTCACCAACTTTCATATGCACCTTCTGTGCATTACCTTTTACATCCCAAACAGTAAACTCAACTTTGTCGTTTGTCTTGATTGGAAAATGTAGTCTAGCAAGTTTACCTTTCGAGCCACCTGAGTCAGGGTCAACTTGGTCGGTATGGCGTTCAAGTTCTCCACCACCAGGTTTCAATCGCATGAATCTAACGCGGTGTAATGTGCTTCCATAATTTTTCAATAGTTCTTTTACTTCTTCGAATTGTTCGAATAAGTGAGTGTCTTGCATAAAGAAGTTTTCGTCTTTGTGTTCTTCTTTCCACTTGTCGCTCATTTCGATTGGCTTGGTGATAAACTCTGGATTCGGAGAGTATCCACGCAATGACAATGCCGACCATGATTTGTCCTTGTTGTAATTACTGTAATGATTGGTAAATGCAGGCAGTAAATTTAGTTTTGAATGTATCGATTCTATCACAGAAACATCCACGTTGTCAACTTTCTTGATTGACAATAATTCAGCAGAGTCGAATTTGGGAAACTGTCGCGGCTTACCTCTGTAGTAAATTGCATAGATTTCTCCGTATGTGGTAATCTTAGGACCGGCATAACAGAATCCTAAATCTTCTGCTAGTTGACAATGTGCTTTGTTTTCTGCCCACACATACATCCAGCAATCTCTAGTCTTATATTTGACAATCTCAAGTTCAAGAATATCAGGTGAACCAACTAACTTACTGAAAGTGATATCGCCTTTTTGTTTCTTTGCAATAACAGTTTCGCCATGCATTGTGATGTTGCTTGCAGACTTTGATTCTGCAATTTCAAGCATAGTGTCATCAGTTAATTTAACTAGTGTACCTTTATGTAAAGATTCTGCAATGTTATTCTTTTTAAACTTTGCAAAAGGAGAAAGTGTGTATGCATTGTAGTCTGCATATTTTGCTTCTAGACTTTTTAGATAGTCTAGTTCAAACCCATGTTGCCAATCTTTCATGCTTCATCCTTTTCATACCAAGTCTCAACTACTTGAGGAACAAGTTCAGTAGTACCATTCATTCTTTGTCTTTTAAAAAATTCAACATTGGCTTTCTTATGCGCTCTCTTGAGAATCATTTGTTTTCTCGTTGCGCGTTCTAATGCAAATTTAGAAGCACGTTCTTTAAAAGTTACACCTTCTAAATGATCATATTCATGCAGAATAACTCTTGCAGTCATACCACCATACTTTTCAGTGTGTGTTTCTCCATCTGACGTTTGAAAACGAATTCTAACCCAGTCAGGTCTTTTAATCTTCATATACAATAAAGGAAAACTTAAGCAACCCTCATCCAAAAGAATTTCGTTTTCGGACTGATCTACAATTATAGGATTAAAAATGACAAGAGGATCAACATCAATTCGAATTGCAAAAATTCTATATGGTACGCCTACTTGATTTGCAGACAATCCTAAACCATTTCTCTGAGTCATGAGTGAATATAACTCTTTCTCAAATTCAACGGGATCAAATGGCGGATTATTGAAATCAAATTCTAAACAAGGTTCTCTCAATCCTTTATGTGTTTCTGGAACTAAAGCAAGATTCATCATTTTACAATCCTCGAAAAATTATTTACTTTCTCATATTTAATCGTGTGTGAAAACTTATCTTGAAGAATATCGCCTTTGTGGCTGATAACAAACAGATTGGTGCTTTCAAGCATATCCAAAATCTTCATCAAGTCTTCAGTACCATTTGCATCGAGTGACGAATCAAAGATTTCATCAAGTATCAAAAGATTTGTGCTTGCCGAATTCTTTAACTTAGCAACTGCACGCCATGTCAACATCAATGCCATATCGATACGTTGCTTCTCACCTTCACTAAATGATGCATAGGTGAAGTCATCGCGGTAACGCGACTTGATGGTTTCTTTGAAAGATTCATCAAGATTAAAATTCACAAAGAAATCTAATGAAGACAAATACTTGTTTACCAACTTATTGATAACAGGAATGTATTGCTTGATGATCTTAGTTTTGATACCAGTATCTTTCAAAAGACTTGTAGCAGTTTCATAATACTGTCTTTCCTCAGAAAGAGTTTTCATGTTGGTTTCATGTTCAACAAGTTCCTCATTCAAAGTTATCAGTTTACGATTTTCTTCTTCAACATCTTCCTTTGAATTGCGAATGCGTTCAATGTCTCTTTTCAGAGTTTCAATATATCGTTTCTCTGCCGCAATCTCAGATTGAATTTCAGTCAGTTCAGATTTTTTAGTTGTAATCAGTTCTGAAATGCGTTCAATCTCTTCCTGTCGTTCTGCTAGTTGATCAACTTCATCATTCAACTTATTCAAAGCATCTTCAACTTCTTTTAGTTTACCTTTACGTTCTTCGACAATTGTATGCTTATGCTCATGAGGAATGCCTTGCTTACATGTAGGACATTCATCATTAGAATGATAGAAGTCAATATCAGCATTGACCTTAGTAATTGTCTTACTTAGGTTAGTTTTGATTGTAGCAAACTTGGATAGTTTACCATCGACCTTAGATTTGTCTGAAATTTGTATGCATAGATCAGACAAAATATTGGATGTATCGGACTCTTTAGTTTGACTCTCGGTAATCTTAAACTCGGTGTTTGCAATTTCAAGTTCTTGTTGTGCAATCTTTGATTCAGTATTCTTCTTCAAGTTTTCAATAAACTGAATCTGCATCTGAATCTTTTCAGTCTTCAGATCAAAAGCATATTTCGCTTCTTGGTATTGTTCTTTGAGAATTTGAAACTTCTCTTTTAAAACACCATTCATGCGCGAGAAAATTTGAATGTCAAGCAAGTCTTCGATGATGGCTCTACGATCCGCAGCAGACAATTGCATGAACGGAGTAAATGATGCGCTACCCAACATCACAATCTGAGTGAACGATTTGTAGTTCAACTTGAGAATGAATTTTTCAAGATGTTCTTGGTAGTCTTTGACTGCTGCGGATTGTGTAACAAGTGTGCCGTTACAATAAATTTCAAACACGTTCGGTTTAATGCCGCGAACAATTTTGTATGACTTATTACCTGCATCAAACTCAACTTCAACCAAGCAATCTTTTTCATTGATTGTATTGACTAACTGTGTTTTATTGATATTGCGAAATGCTTTACCAAACAAAACAAATGTCAATGCATCAAGCATAGTAGATTTGCCCGATCCGTTTGATCCTACAATAAGTGTGGTTGTGTTATTACACAAGTCCATCTCGGTGAAGTAATTTCCGGTTGACAAGAAATTCTTCCATTTCAATTTACGAAATACAATCATTCAATATTCTCAGTAGAAAGTGCTTCAACATATAGTTCACGCATCAAAGTTTTCAGTTTGTTTGTGTCTGAAATATTTAGGCTCTGTGCATCAATATAATTTGATAGTATTGTCATGGTATCTTGTGCTTCATCAACAATATCACTATCAGCCTCTTCGTTTATTAAATCGCTGAAATCTTCAACAATAGTAACGTCCGCTGGAGTTTGTTTATAAACTTCATCCAACAGTTTGTCGAATAGATATGGATTCTGTTTGTTGATAACAACAACCTTCACATATCCATTTTTATATCTACTAAAGTCAATGATCTTCAATTGCTCCATCTGCAACTGTTTGTCATCATAATTGAGTTTGAAGAATTTACGAATTGGATTGTTTATCAATTCAAACTTCAGAGTATCGGTATCAAAGAGTGCAAAATACTTTGTGTCTTTGTAGTCTGACCAAAACAACTCATAAGGTGTACCTAGATACATTACGTTGTCTTGTGTTGAATGCGTATGATAGTGACCGCTAATAACTTGATTGTAATTGCCTAAGAATGACGCGCCGATGCCATCATGACTCTGCACACCTTTCGACAAATTAAATCCTGCAAGTTCAAAGTGACCCATGCAATATGGTGATGTAGAGTTTTGAACGAAATCAAAAATCTTCTGTTCGTTTTCTTTACAAATCCATGGCACCATATCAATCTTGATGCCATCAATTTCTAAAGTACCAACATCTTGCCAAAGAGTTATATTCGTATAGTCGCGCAAAAGCAAGCCTGGAGAATTTACCTCCAAACTTTCGCGCCAGAAAATGTCGTGGTTACCAATCAATGCATGAATATGAATTCCATACTCTTTGCACTTGTCAAAGAAGTATCGTCTGCTTTCAGTCAACGATAAGAAGTTTATATACTTACGGCGATCAAAAAGATCGCCTAGTTGAATGATAGTGCGAACACCCTTATCCAGAAGGGTAGGAAAGAAGACGTTGTTATAAAAGTCCTCATAGTATTCATGGAAGATTTTTGAATCGTTTCTGACTCCAAAATGTGTGTCACCTAGTATAGCGATTTTCATTCTTATATTGTTTACCTTGTGTAACTGGTTTCCTTAGAGACTTGTCTATTGTATCACGAATGTTCGTGAGATGCAAGACTGCTTGCGCTCTTAAATCTTGTGGTGATTTTTTGTTGTTTACAATATTTAACCAGTGTTCAAGTTGTGCTGGGATAGGCGTTGTCATCATCGTTCTCCAAAAACTGCTCTAGTTTCCCTTTCTTTCTGGAAGTTCTAGGCTTCTTTACTTTTGTTACCCTATTCTTTTTATTACTTTCAAATGTCTCAATGAAGTCGGAGATAAATGCTTCGCTATATGCATCATGCATAACGCCGTTAAGACCGGTAATCACAAAGTCTTCTCCGTTGTTCTCAACCAAAGAGTTGATAACTTCATTCTCCATACTCTTATACTTAATATATAGATGCTTTTTCTCCTTTTGAATTCTACGGAGAAACGCATAGTAAATAATTTGGGTAAAGTATGCGAATGGGTTTTTGGATTTTTCTGGATCAAAGTTGTCGATGTAGAGTAGGCAATTTTCTACTCCATCAGACACCATATCTTCTTTGAATGTGTAGTTGGCGAAATTAGGCTTTCGCGCAAGATGCGTTGCTATCTTGAATAGGCAATCGCCGATGTAATTAGGAACCCTTGGTCGTTCGGCATTGTTTTCCTTAGCAATAATAACATCGTTTCGAAACTTTGTCATTTCACTCAAGAAACGTTCGTTATCCACATAGTGGCGGGTGTTTTCTTTTTTCATAATATTTCCTTCTCTTTATGTTGACAGGGGCTTGACAAGTGTGTATAATCAGGGTGTCCTGTTTGAAATGAATCAATGGAGTGTGTGTTTGGTGTTAGATGACTGCATCATGTCCTTTAACATTTCCTCAATCTTCGAAAGATTTTCTGAAGTATCATCTTCCTCTTTGTGATCTTCTTCTTCTTCAAAGTCTTTTGAATCATACTTGTTATAAACTTCAAGATAGTTGTCTCGAAACTCTTCAGACGGTTCAGACACAGAAACAATAGATTGTTTAAAAATTCTTGAAGGCAAATTAAAATCTGCAATCGGGTCCCACTTCATAAGTGCTACAGCCATACTACCACTTGGTGTAGCATGAATAACAACTTTCAAAGGTCGATGAACCTCAACATAGCCGCGAGATTCTTCGGTGATGTTACCTATCACAGTCTCTCCGCTATTTAACTTTAAAACTTTACACAGCATCTTATTCTTCCTTTAGGTTGATTGTGTAAATTTTGTATTCAAACTTCTCATCGTTGTATATCTTCATACGTTCCATAAAATGATCTAAGGTAAAGTTCTTTCTACTCTTATATGTAATGTCATCACTAATATCAAATAGAGTAGCAACTTCTTTGTTATCACCTAAACGCAATCCACGACCAATCGACTGTAAAGTTCTAATCTTAGACTTTGATGGACTTGCGAATATAATATTATGTAGATTACGAATATTGATGCCTGTAGAGAATGTCCCATATGATGCAACAATGATAGCATTCGATTCTTGTTCTGTAATTCTACGCACCTCTTCACGTTCATCTACACCAACATCACCGTGAATGAAAAACACAGGACGTTCGTCATCAACGTTATCTCGTATCATATTATATAATATTCTGCCGTGTTTGTCAACAAATTGATATAACAAAAGTGTGTTACCTTTGAGACTGATGGCAAGGTTTCGAATGAATTTATTTCGTGACGGCTTACCCACAATATAATTTATTTCTTCTTGGTACTTGAAGTTCTTACATGCTTTACATGATTCTTCGTCATGCTTCAGAATCAACGCTTTGATTTTAAATTTAGCAAGTCTGCCTGAATCAATAAGTTCTTTTGTTGTGGTAATTTGTTTTACTCTACCAAACAATCCTTCTAGCACCAACTTATGTGTTTGAGTTCCGTCTAGTGTTCCTGTCAAACCAAATCTATACTTGCACTCAGTTAATTTAGTTAGAATGGAAGTTAATGATTGTGCTTTGAATAGGTGTGCTTCATCACCAATGACTAGATCAAATTGTGAGAACCATTCTTTAGGTAACTTGTAAATTGACTGCCAAGTAGAAATTACAATTGGTGACTTTGTTTGTTTATCTGCACCAGCCATAATTTGATGCACATATTGATTGCTATCAAATCCATAGTCTTCAAAGTCTTTATACAACTGTGCAACTAGTGAGATTGTTGGGACAATCACTAATGTCTTACAGTTGAACCAACGAACAAGCAAATAGATGATGAGAGATTTGCCTGATGCAGTAGGTGATAGTAGCATTGATCTTCGATTACGAACAGAATGCACAAATGCTTTTACTTGATAATCTCTTGGAGCAAAAGGTATGCCTAGAGTGTCAATAAACTCCATAGCATCGTTGAGTGAGAATTCATCTGAGCCTTCTACCGATTCATCAAGTTCAATTTCATATTCGCGTTCTTCAGCGAATCGTTGAATATGAGGA